CCGAGACAACACCCAAATCACGTGTCAATCGAGAAAGTCGAATGTCACATAGAATTTTTGACTTATTTCGGTTATTGTCCTGAGAGGGGCCTCGTGTTGTACTGGCAAAACACTGCGAAATCGTGACTGACAAGTCAGTGTTGTCTCGATGGCGAGAGTAGACAAGAAACCCATCTACACTGGTGAAGCTACTTCACTCCTGGGTGCGTGGTGTGGTATGCTCCATGACTTGGAGCTGTCCTCAAGGTTCATCACGGGCACAACTGTCGACATAGCCAGGGCTCGAACCTCGTATCTGTACTATGAGAATGCAGATGCTGCTGACCTGGACCCGTCTACTGATCCGGCCTCACTTATGATCCTGGACAGGACTGCGGACCGAGATCGGGGCCCTAGGCAGCTCCTTGGCAGACAGTGGCTCAAGGAGATTAGCAGAGGCCACGACTGCATCCTGGAAGGTAATAGGGCCGCTGTACACATCGCTTACCTGTACATGGCACGGACCACGGCTATAGGCAACCTTAGGAACCACCACTGGGCCACGAAGGTAGCAGCGAGTGCACTTACAGTCTCGTCCCAGGACGCAGCGTTGCCCGCAGATGCAGCAGAGACCGTAGGCAAGGCTCACTTCGAGGGCATGCAAAGCCGCGCAGTGAGTGCTCAGACAGCTGCATGGAACTTCAGGGATGGCATGCTAAGACCTGCACCACGAAGTGTGTTCAAGAATGCAAGCAGCATCATGTTTGATCACAAGTACTTCGAGACGTACCGGAGACTGCTTGCAGAGAGGCCAAAGGACAGGTTCGTGTGGGAGAACCATTTCCTGGACAAGTGGGTGAAGAGGGTCTGGTATGCGAACGGTGTCCTTGTTGTAGACACAGGCAAAGCTCTGTGTTTGCTTTCTGCTGAGGCCAGGAGAACGGCTGTGAGGACTGTACAGAGTGCGTGCAACGCAATTGTCTGGAGCTCGCTCTCGAGGCTGCTCAACGAGACTGGCCGGACCTACAGGATGGACCCACAGTTGTGCTATGCTAGCTGCGTGGAGATCCTCAAGGGTGCAGACCAGAAGGTGCTTGAGGGCAAAAGCCACACTCACGTCGCAAAGTCGCTTGCAAGGAGGTATTACGGCGAGGTGCAGGCTGCGTCTGAAGGTGATGACTTTTGGGACGACCATGGTAGGCGCCGTGCTGAGCTCCTGTTTGAGGACAGCTTCCAACTTTGGGACGGGATCCGGATGCTGTTACAGAGCTGGAGTCACCTTGGTGTCGAGGACAAGATGGAGGCTCTGAAGCTGGGTAACATTCTGCCTAGCGACGACGCTGACCCCCGGGAAATGGTCAAGCGCCTGGATGAGGGCAAGCGCAGGAAGCGGGTTGCAAAGAAGGAGCGGTGGGATGACTTCCTCAACTTCTGCGCTGCATACGACCTCACGATCGAGGCTTCGCATGCAAAGAAGATGCCCAACTTTGGTGGTGATGCTCCCCCGGAGAAGTGGGTGCTCCAGGTTACGTCTGGCAGGTTTGTGCTACCTGAGAGGCACCTTTGGGGTAAGACCTGGATCCAGGATCACTACCAGGTTTCGCACAACGGCGCAAGACAGTGGATGGACCCGCAGGACGTCACGCACATCAGCCGAGGTCCTGACAACAGCCTGAAGGTGAGCAACGAAATGGTCGAGGCTTGGAAGAATGGCCCGAACATAGACGGCATTAGGGCTTATGACGAGGCCAAGGACGCAGCGTTGCTCACGGGCTCCGACCTGTACTGGGCTGCAAAGATGGAAAACACCAAGGACAGGGACAAGCAGCGGCTTACGGCGAGTGCTGATGCTGCAACAAGAGCTGTGCTTTCTGGCTTTGAGACGATGGAAAGGAGCATCAGCTATACGGCCCCAGGCTTTGCTCAAGGCGTGGATGCATTCACGCTCAACGGCCGGATCCAGCAGATGGTCAAGCACGCAGAGGAGGACTCAGCCGGCTTTGTGAGCTCGCACGACATTGAGGGTTGGAGCGAGTTCGAGGACAGGGACGCAAAGATGAGGTACGTCATGTACGAGGCCAGCAAGTTCAAGGATGCTAATGCTTTGGCCGCATGTCGTGTCTGGGAGAAGATGCACAGTTGGGTCGACAAGGCAGGTGTGAAATGGGATGGGAAGTTCACCACGGGTGGTGTCCAAGGCTTCCTCGGTGCATGTGACACTATGTTGCACGCGAAGATCGTCGCATACATTCACCAAATTGCGACTGAGCGCAACATCGCACACCGGAAAGCAAACCTGATGTGCTGCATCGACGATGTCGTGTATGACATTGCGCTCACAGGCCGGAACAGGGCTGAATATGTGGAGCCACTTAAGCGTCTGATCCGGGAAGTGTATACCGAACTGTCTTACCCCCTGGATGAGAAGAAGACCATAGAGGGTAGGAGAAAGTTCATCTTCCTTGCAGATGCGTACATTGGCCCAGCCAAGATCCCTGCACCACTTCGAGTTGCAATCAAGGCCAATGTCGATGAAAGCTGTGCTATCAGAACTGTCCACACGGATACTTACAGCTGGGTAAGCACAGCTCAGGCCACTGCCTTGGCTGGAGGTTCACCTTTCACCGCGTACATCTTCGGCATCTACCTTGCTGCCATGCACCTTGCCCACCAGGAGAAGCAGTTCCCGAATGTCAACCCAGCCACTGCTGCGGTCTGGATGATGGCCCCACAAGCAGAGGGTGGCCTGGGTCTTCCCTGCTTCCGGACCTTCCTCTGTGGCGCCGACACTGACGTGAGCTTCGCTTGGAGGGATATGCTGGAGGGACTCGAGAGAACGAAGCACCCCGCATACAGTGGTGCAATGCATGCTTACAACGCGATACTGCATGCGCCTGTCGCTCCGAGATCTCCCCTGGAGGTGCTCTGTAACCCTCTCTCTGTCAAGCGCATGTACCCAGCTAGTGGTGAACAGAAGAGGATGGCCATGTGCAGCAACGCTGTCTGGGGCGCAAAACACCATCCTATATGGGATCAGCTCCGTGATGCGGGCATAGAATGGGGTAATGCCTGGGCTGAGGCTGTGGCCGATAGCTCGTGTTCGGTCGATAGTGTAACTTGTGCCGACATAGCGAACGCATTCCCTAACAAGGTTGTGGACAGCATCATAGAGAAGTTCGCGACCACGAAGGCACTCCCTAAGCTGATCGGTAGAAGGGCTACATACAAGATCGCAAGGGCTGTCTCAAGAGCAGATACCGCTTACCTCCACTTCTGGGTCCTGGCCTTACAGCAGAGTGGGAGGAACGAGAGTGTCCATGCCTACAGTGACACCTACATTGCGCGCATGGGCTCAAACTGCGCTGTGAGGATGTTCAACAACATCATCCCAACTGCGAGAAGCGCCATGGCTGTATCTGGCACTGTAATTGAGGGCCAAGCCACGGCTAAGTTCGAGGCTGGCAGGACGGGTTTACCTCCAGGCATGACTCGACAGGACTGCAGGGCTTGTCACACGGGTCCGGAGGTAGGCATGAAGAGCAGCTCGATCGACTGGGAGGAAATGGCTGGAATACTGAGGTCGGACCCGATCTCTGGTCCTGTCGTGCAGGCGGCTGCTGTTCTTAGGTTGCTGAAGATGATGGGCGCAGACGTGTCAACGACAGCTACCATGCTCGGGAGGTCGTGGGGGATCGATAGAGACATCTCAGACTTGAACGTGGTCAAAGGCTCAGGCAACGTCAAGAGGATAGCCGCAGTCACGAGCGCGAGGAAGATGGTGGCAATGGCACATCGCAACGTCCTCGGTGCCTCATCGGTTGGGACCAATAGGATCTGGGAGTTTGTGAACGAGATGGTGGCACATTCCATTGTCGACCCCCAGGAGGTAGGCTTTCAGATACGTATGCTGGTAACCACGGTCGGGATGTTTACCGGGACACAGTATGCGAGGGATATCAGGTGGATGATCACACCTGCTAGTACCATCGACTGGGCGTACGAGGTTCCTTTCGACGCTTACTTCATCCCTCTGGAATATGCCCCAGAATTGGATAAAGTCCAGCTCCCAACTGAGGTCACCCCTGACATAGCAAACCTAGAGGCAATCTCAAAGCAGATCAATGACCCGGACTATGAGGTGTACACAGACGTCCCTCAGTCCATTGACGTTACACGAGTTGCTGCAGTGATCTATGAGGAGATCGCACGTGGACCTGTCATTGGACCTAAGACTCGGAGCCTGAAGGTCAAGAAGAGCCCACTGGGGATCTCGCAGCACAGCCACAACCTTGCCGCAACCGCAGTCATCAGCGCGAGGACTGTTGAGGAATGCAACTCTAGGTCAATCGACGTAGGGGCCCTGCTCGCAGCTCAGTATGGAGATGAGGACTCAGTCCCAGTTGATGTCCCGTTCATTGCCTCAGCACCCTTCTGGGACAAGGTACTGGATGACCTCAGGCATCTTGAGATAGACCCTGATACTGCCCTGAGCGCCGCCATAAACAGGATGACAGGTACGAACCGGAACTGGGGTACAGATGCGCATGCTATCGCAAGCGCGATGGGACAATCGGGCAATCTCGATAGCAGAGTCCGGATCTGTACTAGGTCCTATGACGGTCTTGTAGGCACCACTTGGTCCGCCTTCCGGAATCCGCCTAGGTACATCAAGCTGTCCAATGACCCAGACACTGCCAACAGGAAGGAACGGAGGCGCATTGCGCAGGCGAGAACGAACTACCTCCTGAGTGAGTACCAGAAGAGACTCCAGAAGCTGACCAATGCAGAAAGGCAGGCCTTCATGCAGGGCCGAATAGCAGTTCGTACCATGGTCGAATACGAGGGCGACGTACAGGTACTGTGCAACCGCAGTAAGGCTGAAGCACACCTGTCGCTGTGCAGTGGTTCGGCTCAGAGCTTGGATCCAGACAGCTGGTCGAACGAGCTCCAGGACGCGATCCGGGTTGTGGAAAGAGCCAACAATCGGATCCGTAAGCCGGGCTGGGATGCAGGATCGTTCAACGCTGGAATGCAGCATGAAGCCAGGTTTATCGACCCTGACTGTGCCGATCTCCGGAACCGGGACTACTATATGGAGCCAGCTGCAATCAGCGATCCGCATACGAAGTTCGTCCTCAAGGCAGAGCCACCTCCGGTCGCAACTCCAGAGGGCGTTGAGGCTGACGTCTGGGGTGCAATCATGGCTCAGGTTATGGCAGCGGAGGAAGCCCGGGAGGCAGGTCCTAGTGAGGCCCAGGATGAACTCACAGCCCAAGAACAGCGCACGAAGAACATCTACGACATGATGTGGGAAAGCGATGAGGGCAGCGATAACGACCAAGGTGGGATCATTGCTTGAAGTAACCTTAAACCTGAAAATGCGGGCCAGGTCCACATGAGCGGCTTAGGTCGCAACTCTCAGCGTAGTCGCAGGTCAGCTGCGCGCGTGCACCTGAAACGAAGGGTGTGTCTTGTGGCCACTAAAGACGTGGTACGGATCCTGGCTAATGCACAGAAAAAGAACCGAAACAAGATAACAGAGAAAAACAAAATAAAGAATAGGAACCACCACATATCTAGAGA